GCCGGTGCCTGACGATCTCGTGGCTGACGCCACGGTCACAGACGAATTTCACGGTAAAGCTGCAATGCTCTAAGACGGCTTCGTGGCCGCGCTTGATAATACCGGCAACGAACTTCGGGGCGCTGTCGTCCGTGATCTTGCCCTCGGATTTGTAGCAGACACGCCCGCACTCCTCAAGGCGCTTCAGGATCACGCTGCCGTTGATGGGCGTGATGAACTCGAAGCCGGGCTTAATAATCTTCATCGTCGTCCTCCGTTTCATCGTCCCCGGTCGCAGCCTCATACTGGTCGTATGTAATGGCCCGGACGCACTCGACGGGAACGCCGAGCAGGTCAGCAGTGCTCTTGCGCTGGGCGTAAAGGAAGCCCTCACACTGAACCGAATTGTTGATGATGCCCACAAGCTGGTCGGCGGCTTTCGCGTGCTTTAGCGCAACGCTTGTGTAGCCGACGCTCCCAGCGCCGCCGAACACTTCGGCGTCCTTGACCTCGAAATGGCAGGTCAACGTAATGTCAACCAGACCGATGTTAGCGTTTTGCATAGGATTTCCCTCCGTTATTGATGTGTTCTTCGTAGCTGTAGCGGATGCAGTAAAGCGCCACATAGAGGATGACAAGCAGATAACCGGCATACAGGAACAGCCAG